TTCACATATGGCTTTGATGTACCACAGGAAAACATCTCTGTGTATTCACAGGAAGAACTGCCCGAAGAGCTGGCAGGTAAGCTGTCTGTACTTTCGATGATCGATCCTGACAACTACGTCGAAGGCGTTGGCTACCGCGCAGCGGCTAATGTATTTTATGTGCGATAAAAGGTTGACACCACGTGAGTGTAGGTGATAACAAGATTTACCGCGTTATGATACATCCTACTAAAAAAGATGTAGATATATTATGTTTTGGTCTCGAAGCTATTGACGCGACAGCTATAGGCCACTATATGAGTATGACAGACACGCCCACGTGGGTACAAGAAAGGATCGCTGTGCTGATGATGACTAACGATACACCACCGACAGAACCAGTCGAAGGCGTTGGTCACCGTATAGATGCGAATACCTTTTGGGTATACCACGATTAGGGTAGTGAATCACTACAGTGGGGCGGTTCGCCGCCCTATTGAAACCAGTTCCTACGGAGTTCTTGATGACGCCAGAAGCGAAAGTAAAAAAGAAAGTGGTTGCCGTGCTAAAGCAGCATGACGCTTATTTCTTTTATCCAGTGACAGGTGGGTATGGGCGCAGTGGTGTGCCTGATATCATCGCATGTTATAACGGACGTTTCATCGGCATCGAATGCAAAGCGGGAACTAACAAACCTACGCCACTACAAGAAAAGAACTTGAAAGATATTCAAGCAGCAGGTGGCGTTTCACTCGTTGTCAATGAGGACAACATCTCAATCGTAGGGGAGACCCTACTTAACCTTTGATAACTTTTGGAGAGTTACATCATGGCTGTTAAAAAATCAGCAACCGATAATAATATTCAAATCCACGAACTAAAGCAGGGTGAGGTCAAGCTACGCATGATCGGTCAGACCCCTCTTTATTTCAACAGCATGGGGTCAAAAGCCATGCGTGACTTGTTAGCAGGTTCGCGTAAGAAAACCGCTGCCGACAAGCAGAACATCAAACACAATCCCGAAGTGGAGTATCGGGAGACCATGTACACCAAGAAAGATGGTGACACAGCGTTGTACTTCCCTGCCGCAGGTGTGAAGGGTGCTATGGCTACTGCCGCACTGGAGACCGAAGGCATCAAGAAAACATCTGTGCAGCGTCTTATCTTTTTGCCGCAGTCAAACATCCAGATATGGGGCAAGCCGTACATGAAAATGGATATCGTGCGCTCTGCCGATATGAACCGTACACCAGATGTGCGTACACGTGCTTACCTACCAGAGTGGTGTTCGGAGATTACTATCCGTTACGTGACACCAACTTTGAGTAAGAATGGTATCATCTCGCTACTGGCTAACGCGGGTCAGATCGTTGGCATCGGTGACTTCCGTCAGGAGAAAGGCCGTGGGTCATTCGGGACATGGACAGTTGCAAGTGCTGAGAACATGTCTGACTGGCAACAAGAGACGTGGGATCGTATCACGGCTCAGTCACGCGAAGTTCAAGAGTTGGCTATAGAATACCCAGAGTATGCTGACCAAGAGACTGCTGACTTGATGGACTTCATGCATGAAGAACGCGAGCGTAGAGCAGCGTAAAAAGTTCCTTTCAATAAAAAAGAGAGGGGCGGCATTAGGCAAGCCGCCCCGATTACGGGTTACGGTTACACGGTTCAGGTAAGGCGGGGTGCGTTCAGGTGGGTCATGGCGAGACGGTTATGGCAAGATGCGTTTTGGTGGGTTCCGATATGGTTAGGCGGTCATGGAGAGGCGTGTTTGCGCTTGGCGAGATAAGTTAGGTGAGTTGAGTTAAGGAAGGCGGTTTGGGTATGTTACGGCTAGTTATGGTGAGGTCGGTCGAGGTGAGGCGGTTTAGGTTGGGCGCGGCATGAAGGGTATGGTCTTGTTCGGTGCGGTTCGGTTCGGCATGGCGGTCATGGTAAGGCATGTTAATGTTCGGTATGTTTGGGTGCGTTGCGGTCAGTCAAGGCGGTCATGGCAGGGTACGTTAGTGTTCGGTTAGTTTGGGTCAGTCGGTTCTGGTGAGTTACGGCTTGATAAGGAAGGCTTGGTATTGTGAGGTCTGGTATGGTCAGTCAAGGCGGTTAAGTTAAGGCGAGGCTACTCAAGGTATGGCGGCGTGTGGCTAGGCGGTCATGGTGAGGCGCGGCATGTTGACGTTGGTTGGGGATGTCGTGGCAAGGTAATTAAATATAAACAGCTATGGAGAATAAATTGGCTAAGTTTAACAAAAAGACGAAGCAGAAAATTATCGATGCTTATCTAAACGATACTGGTAGGAATGCATTCGTGCCAGAAGAGTTTGTCACGTGGTTGGCGGATAAGCCAAATCACATTGCTTACAAGGCTTTTCATGGTCAGGATGAACACCTGCTATGGCAAGCGAAGCTACAGTTGGCGCGGCAGTTCGTGTCGGGCTTGCGTATCGTGGTGAAGGAAACAGTTGTGCCGAGTACGGTACAAGAAATAGAAGTGGTAGAACGCACTGTCGAATACCCTGCTATGATTTCACCAACAACCACACGTAAACAAGGTGGTGGGTATGTAGCGTTCGATCCAGAAAGCCCACAAGCCCAAGCAGAACTGCGCAAGCAGGCAGGCATCGCGCTTGCAGGATGGCTTGACAGGTTCCGTGGATGCGCAGATCATATCGATCTGGATTTATCGCCGATTGAAGAAATCGCACAGGTTTTACGCGATGACAAAGCAATCGCAGCAGAATAATATATCAGAAGAACTAGCCCTGTTTCTAAATGAGATGGGGCTAGTTGAAGAACGTGAAGAACACATCGCCACACGAGAAGAATATGTCGTGTGGTTGCCAACATATGAAGGAGAGGAGCCACCGTTCTGATGGACAAAGAAGAGGCAATGGGTAAGCAGATGAAGATAATGGCACAATACGAACGCGCTACACGAGCAGAGTTAAAGAATTTATCCCATGATGGGACAGCAAAATTAAATGCAATGAAGGGGGGTCGCCCACGTTACGGTGAGACCTACGAAGAATACAAAAAGCGTAGAGGTTTGGAGTGATGGAATTTTTTACAGTTTTTTATATAGAATATGCAATCATGGGCAGGGAGATAAAAACCTATATAACACTGCCTAGTTCCGAAGCGTGTCAGATATTTATACGCGACAACGAGGACATGGATCAGTACATGTTTGCAGATGGTGATGTTAATATGTGGTGCCTAGATACAGGTGTCATATCCAAATCAATTAGACCTAAACTTAGACCAGAGGGAGAACAATGGGAGACGAGCAGCTAAATCCGCAGCAGAAAGCATACTTGCGCTTTCTAAGAAATGAGGTGGACAAGTACGAGCGTGAAGCAAACCGTACCGACTACCACCCGAACGTGCAGCAAGATTTATTCAGGGCGAGAAAAGAACTAAAAGCATATCGCCTAAAACTACAGCGCAATGGAGTAAAGATATGAGTAAGAAAGAGGAAAAGGTTTGGCAGTTTTTACTTGCTAACCGCAAAGCCGATTACGCCGAGGTAGCAGAAGCCTGTGGTGTGGACATAGACTTTGTAAAGCGTCTGGTAGATCGTATAGGGTCAGAAAACTGGCGTGAAGAAATTACCGCCCCTCAACAAATCCGTGCTGATATCCTAGACACAGCTAAAGAATACGTCACAAAAGATCGTGCAGCAGATCACGGCGACATGGAAGATAACTTCCTCACTATAGCAGCGTATTGGAATACGCATCTTGGTATACATTCGATTGGGCCACAAGACGTTGCGGTGATGATGACCTTGCTGAAACTTGCGCGGATCAGACAGAACGAGAAGCATATAGACAACTGGATAGATGCCTGTGGGTACATGGCTTGCGGCGGCGAGATCGTGAGTGAGTGATGGACGTATATACGCTAGACTTTGAAACCTACTACGCTCAAGATTATTCGTTGTCCAAGATGACAACTGAGGAGTATGTGCGCGACAAACGGTTCGAGGTTATCGGGCTTGCGATCAAGAAAAACGACAAGGCTACGAAGTATGTAAGCGATGCAGAGTTAATCAAACGTCTACTCACACACATAGACTTCTCTGACTGTGCTATACTCTGTCACAACACGATGTTCGATGGTGCCATACTTAACTGGCACTACGGCATCAATCCGAAGGTGTGGTTCGACACGATGTGTATGTCACGCGCCCTGCACGGTGTGGAGACAAGTGCATCGCTGAAAGCTGTAGCTGAGAGATACGGTGTAGGTGTCAAGGGTAACGAGGTACACAACGCCAAGGGCAAACGTCGAGCCGACTTCACCGACGAGGAGACCGTACGGTACGGCGAGTATGCCAAGAACGATGTAGATTTAACCTACAAGTTGTTCAAGATAATGGGGTCTAAGTTCCCACGGAGCGAGTTAAAGTTAATCGACTTAACACTGCGGATGTTTATTGAGCCGACACTGGAGTTAGACCTTGGACTACTAGAGCAGCACCTTGAAGATACCAAGGAGCGCAAGGACAAGTTGTTACGTGATGCCAATGTCACCGACAAGAAAGACCTGATGTCTAATCAGAAGTTCGCCGACATGCTGAGAGCCTTGGGTGTTGAGCCGCCGATGAAGGTAAGCATGACCACAGGCAAAGAGACTTACGCATTTGCGAAGTCCGATGAAGATTTCAAAGCACTACAAGAACATGACGACGACAGAGTTCAGTCGTTGATCTCTGCACGTTTGGGTAACAAAAGTACCCTTGAGGAAACACGTACAGAGAGGTTCATAGATATTGCTAAACGCGGTACTCTTCCGGTCCCAGTTAGATACTACGCTGCCCACACTGGTCGATGGGGTGGGGCTGACAAGATTAACTTGCAGAACCTGCCGAGCCGAGGGCCGAACGGTAAGAAGTTAAAACGTGCGATCATTGCACCCGAAGGCCATACGATTGTTGAGGCTGACAGTTCACAGATCGAAGCGCGAGTACTCGCATGGTTCGCAGAGCAGGATGATTTGACCGCTGCGTTTGCCAACGGCGAGGATGTGTACGTCAAGATGGCTGCACGTATATACAACTGTGACGAAGAGGACGTAACAAAAGACCAACGCTTTGTTGGTAAGACCACGATCCTTGGCGCAGGGTATGGCATGGGTGCTGAGAAGTTTGGTATACAGTTAAAGACGTTTGGTTTCGAAGTGGCACCGCACGAAGCGCGGCGTATCATACAGATTTATCGTGACGCGAACTGGAAGATCAGTAAGGTTTGGCGCGATGCAAACTTTATGGTGCAGCAGCTTTCCAACAACAGAGCCGCACCGTTTGGTCGCAAAGATATCATCGAAGTAGATACGCAGAACCAAGGACTGATACTGCCGAACGGACTGCGTATTCTTTACGAAGGGTTACACGCGGAGCAGAACGAGCAAGGGTTGGAATACAGCTACAAAACACGCAGAGGTCGCACCAGAATATATGGCGGCAAGGTAATAGAAAACGTGTGTCAAGCAATAGCCCGTTGCATCATAGGCGAACAGATGCTAAGAATTAGTAAGAAATACAAAGTGGTGTTAACGGTACACGACTCAATAGTTTGCTGTG